GCATCTGTCATCCCTCGTAGTCGATCGGCGGGAGCCCACGGTGGAGCTCGTCGGGCGTCTGTGGCATCCAGGCCGGCTCGAGCGGCTTGAGGTGGATGACCCGGACGTCGTCGAAGCGCAGGTTCACGTCGCGGTCGCTGAGCTCCTCCTCCAGGTGGAGCTTCTGGTTGTAGGACAGCCGGTTGATCTCCATCCGCTCCACGACGTACTTGCCCTCGACCATGCCCCGCGCCGGGCCGTAGTAGCCGTCGAAGACGAACAGGTCGGGCGGGATCGCGTCGGCGGTGGCGTCCGAGAGCTCGGCGGCGGTGTCGTCCTCGGTGACCGTGTCGAAGGCGTACTGGGTCTTGACCGCGTCCACCGCGTCCGACCACGGGCGCTCAATGCGAGGGTCGCCGGTCTTCCACGAGGTCGGCATGGCCTTCTGCTCGTTCGCGTAGCCCTCGAGCATGAAGGCGACCTTCTCCGGGTCGTCCCACTCCGGGAAGTGGGCCGGGATGGTTGCGCCCTTCCTGCGGGCGATCAGCGCGACCGCGTCGACCCCGAGCCGGTCGATACTGTCCTCGAGCAGCGAGGCACCGTAGTTCTGGTCCTCGTCCATCTCGTCGTAGCGCTCGCTCATCATCTCGTCCATGTACTGGCGGCCCCGCTGGCCCAGGATCGAGTAGGACGAGTTCTTCACCTCGAGCCAGGGGATCATCTCCCCGACCCAGTCGATGTCGTACTCGTCGCGGTCGGGGGTGACAGCCATCGCCGGGGCGACCCAGCGCGTGCGGTCAGGGGTGACGCTGCCGGCGCCGACCGCGTCGAAGTCGATGATGGTGCCGACCCGGGGGTTGAGCAGCTCGTGGCTCGGGTCGAAGCCGTTGATGAAGCGGCGCTGGCCGTCCTGGGTGTGCATGTGGGAGTAGACCGCGGAGAAGTACACGGCGGCGTTCATCACGGCGGACTCGTGGTGCTCGAGGTGGGTCGGGGAGTCGTCGAACGGGACCTCGACCTCCTCGACCTCCTCCACCTGCTCGGGCGGTGCGTCCCCGACCGGAGGCAGCCAGAAGATCTTCGTGACCGACCGTTGGTTGGAGCGCGCGCGGATCATCGCGCCGAAGTCGGTATCCGCGACCGTGCGGAAGTCCGCGGTGAAGTCCGCCGGGGACTCGGTGAAGTCGGCCGCCTCGCTGAAGTCCGCGGTCGAGCCGAAGTCTGCCAGCGCGCTGAAGTCGGCCGTAGAGCTGAAGTCGGCCATCTCGGTGAAGTCGGCGTCGGGCGCCTCGGCGGCGGCCTTGAGCAGGTCGGCGATGCGCAGCGCCTGGGCCGCGGCCGCCGGGTTGTCCACCTTGGTTCGCTCCCGCACCCGGGCGCGCTTGGGCTTGTCGGAGAAGCGCCCGGCCTGGGCGCGGGGGTGCTCGACGGGATCCCAGTCGACCTTGGCGATCTTCTCGAAGGAGGTCCTGATCTCGGGGTAGGTGAGCTCGATGCGGCACCGGCAGTTCGGGTGCACGCCGGGGCAGACCAGGTGCACGTCGCCGACCTGGAAGGTGTCCCGCAGCGGAACGGCGACGCCGTCCAGCGGCCCGCAGACGGGGCAGACGCGCTCGTCCTCCATGGTGATCCAGCGCTTCATCGCGTCGGCCGGCAACGTGCCCTGGGCCTGCTGGTAGACCCAGAGCAGGTGCTTGGCCATCTGGGTCGCGTGGTAGGCCTCGTTGTCGCCCATCCGGGTCGCGCGCGCCGCGATCAGCATGGAGACCAGCTGGCGGGAGGACGCCGGGATGTCGACCCCGTCGAAGATCGCGGTGGGCCGCTTGAGCAGCGGGGTGAGGTAGACCCGCATCCCCTTGCCGTCCAGGCCGTAGCCCTGCACCGCGCGCCGCCACGCCAGGTCCCGGTCCCAGCCGGAGTTCAGCTGAGCCTGGAAGCCCTCGAGCAAGGCCTCTGTGGAGGTGGCGTTGGCGTACTGGCCCAGGGCGTCGGCGTACTGCTCGGCGAGGAACTTCAGGTCGGACTCGCTCAGCTGCGCGGTCGAGCCGAGCTCGAAGGCGTGCGCCATCGCCGGCAGGGACGCCTTGAGCCACAGCGGCGCGACCATCTCCCAGACCTGGAGCAGCCGGCGCTTGGCCTCCCCGGGACTGGCCGGGGGTGTGTCGTCCTCGAGCAACTGCTTGGTCACCAGCGCGAACACCATGATCAGGGACGCCGCGAGCACGATCGCGATCCGCGAGTGTGGCTCCGCGTCCGGCTCCTCGACGTACTCGGGTGCCCCGTTGGCGAGGAAGGCCTCGGCGGGGTCGACCGAGAGGTCCACCCCCACCGTCATCGGCGCACCTTCTCCGACTCAGGCACCTCGAGGGCCTGGCTGATGATGTGGTCGTACTCGGTCTTGGGGATCTCCCCGGCCAGCTCGGGGACTCCGCCCGCGCGGGTGACCGCGGCGGCCGCGGCCTTGGCCTGCTCCTCGTCCTGGGAGAAGACCACTCGTCCGACCGGGTGCTCCTCGGGCTCGACGGCCTTGCCCGCGACCGCCCCGGCCTGGTGTGCCTTGAGCATGGACGTGGTCACCTGGTGGGCCTTGTCCAGGCCGTGCAGCTCCTCGAGCAGGATGCCCAGGGACTTCGCCGAGACAGTGGCGGATCCGGCCCGCAGCGGGTTCGCCGCGTCGTCTGCGAGCTCGCGCTCGGCCTCCTGGTAGTCGCCCACCACCTCGGCGCGCGCGACCGAGATCCGGTCGGGCAGGTCCTGCACCGAGATGGACTCGTCGTCGAGGTCGTTGAGGGCGAGCGCCTTCTTGATGTCCGGGTCGCGCTCGAGCAGCCGGGCGAAGTGCTCGTACTTGGCCTTCGGGCTGGACCCGCCGGCGTCGGGGGCGAAGTCGTCGCCGAAGTCGTAGGTCATCGGCTGGGACGCGCCCATCGCGGTGACCGGATCCCACTTCGGATGCACGGCGACCTTCTTGCCCAACGCAGCGCCGAAGTCGTGGTCGATCATCTGGGTGTCCGCGAGGACCTGGAGCTCGGCGGCGACCTTGGCCTGGAACGCGGCATCCCCGGAGCGGATCCTGTTCTCCAGCTCGGGGTCGTGCAGTGCCGGGAAGGCAGCCCTGATCTTGTCGCGCATCACCGGGGAGATGTCGACGCCGATGACCTTCTCGTCGAGCGGAAGCCCGTTGGCGTTGTCGTGCGCCGAGGTGCTGATCTTCCCCGCGGTGCGCAGCGCCTTGGCTGCGTCGAAGATGGCCTGACGCTGGGCGCCGAGAGCGGAGAGGGTCTGGGTGACCGGGGCCGCGACGGTCGCGGCACCAGCCGTGGCAGGGCGGGCGGGGGTGGGCTCCTCGTCGTCGGCGGCCGCTGGCTCGGCAGCCTTGCGGTCCACGCCGAAGTTCTGGTACCCGGTCTTGTCCGCCGAGACCTTCCCGCGCCCGGTGATGGTGGTGTCGTAGTAGCCCGACTTCGCGCCCTGCGGGCGGTTGAACCGCGGCTTGACGTAGCCCTCGTCAGAGCGGCCCTTGCGGTCGCGGGACTCGTACCGCGAGATGTAGTACGGGAACTGCTCCTCGAGCGCCTGGGCGGCGTAGTCGTAGCCCGACCCGTCCAGGGTCAGCGTCGACATCCGCCGGCGCTGCTCGTCGAGGGTCGCGGCCTCCATCGCGGCGATGCGGCGCTCGGCCCCGACGACCTTGCCCGGGTTCTCCCACTTCGCGGCGAAGTCCTCGTTGTAGCGCGCGAGCAGGCCGGGGTCGACGGTCTTGGCGCCGTAATGTGCCGCGGCGCGCTCGAGGCGCTTGATCCCCGCGGCACGGTCGTGGGCCACGGCCTCGGTGAGGTCGCGGGCGGTGAAGCCCTGGTCGGTGGCCCAGTCCCGCGCCGCCTCGTCCAGGGCGTCCTGGGCGATCTTGCTCTTGATCTGCGCGGAGAGCTGCGGGTGGCGCAGCTCGCGCTCCTTGAGCCGCTTGAGCTCGGCGTTGTAGGCGGGCTCGTCCACCGAGGGGTCGGCGTAGCGCTCAGCCGTGGCCTCGAGCTCGGACATCCGGGAGCGCTCGACACCGTCGATGGTGACGCCGCCGCCCTTCACCGTGTCGAGCAGGTGCCCGTAGCGGGAGACCATGCGCGCGGCCTTGTCGTTGAGCCGACGCCCGCCACGGAAGGTGTCGTCGAACTCAAGGGTGAAG